TTTTTTTTTTTTTTTTTTTTTTTTTTTTTTTTTTTTTTTTTTTTTTTTTTTTTTTTTGGGGAATAATTTCATATCCATAAAAGTTATGAATCTGATACTGCGATTTTAAACTCTTCTCAATAAGACTACTCTTACTTAGAGCTTTAACACAATGTAAGAATAAACGAGATTCCAGTATCACTAGAGATTCATAGCTCTTATTCCTTTCATATGAATATATATCTTATTTTTTAAAATAATATTTTTAAACACAAAAATAAGCAAATGTTTTCTATTTTTTATCGCGACAAGAATAACTTAGTTCTAACGCAGCAAAGGTAAATAGAAACCCAATAGTTAAAAGATAATCTAAAAAGCAAAATTCATTTCATCAATAATATTCCATGTTGGAGTAAGAATATTTTCACGCTTTCTAAGCCAATAGTCCACAACCCTATTTCGAATTTCTTCATAAATTTCTGGACCATGACCAAATGCTGATCTAATACACGCATCAGATGCTTCTAAACTGATCTTTCTTAAATGATTTTGCCATTCCTTAAATGTATAATTTAAAGTATCCTTGACACTATTTATATCCAAGGCTGCCAAAAATATACTTTGACGAAATGGATGAATTTTAAAATGATTCTTCAAAAACGTGGTATCCGAATGCAATAATGTTGAATATTTAATAATTTCATCACCCTTTGATGCATTTTTAACGATTATTTTATATTTATTCAGAGTGTTAGCAATACTCTCACAGTTAAAATATCGTGCTGCTGCATCTTTGACCGACATTATTAAATCATCACCATAAGCAAACATAATACAATTTTTATGAAATGATGCCATAGTATAATTCAAATTGCCATCCAACCTCAAATCCTCATTCTGTATACAAGGATAATGCTCCTTCATAATCAAAATCCATGATAATCGAATATACAAACAGTTCACCAATGTATTTAAGATTACTGTTAAAGGATTGCCAGATGGTAAACCACATAATGTTCGATAAACAGTGGAAAAACTCAAATGAACTGAATACATTGCTTCATATCCCAACATTTCACGCATCAGATCATTACTCTTTATATCACCATGATATATATACCAATTTCTTATAATCTGAATAGCTTTACGAGCACATAATAAATTAAGTGCCGGCCCAAAACCCGAATAATCTGCT